GAAGTTGATGCTTTAGATAAACCACCAATCATATGAGTTAAACCAAATCCATAAAACCCTAGACCTGGCAAAAACTTAAAATGAACAAAGTATTCTATTTTATTTTTAAGAGGATCATCCTCTTTAAAGTTTCTTCTAACAGAAAGTATATCGTTTGAGTTAGCATCAATAGTAACTATATACGGTAATTTTATGCCTGTTGGCTGACCTTCTTCGTCTGTATCCTCAAAACCGTCTAGTTCTAGATTGCAATGTACTTCATATAGCAAAGATACTTCGCCATCATCATATGAAGGCTCCATACCAGATAGTTTGTCTATTTCTTCTTTAACACCACTATATTCATCAGTACTATCACCACCACTTATATCTATCTTTTTGTAAAATCCTACAGACTGTAGTTTTCTAACTTCATTCTCTGAGATCTTAATGACATTTGTAATTCTGTTACATGTTTCAAGATCGGTAGTGTAATAGGGAACTATAAGATCTTCAGGTGCTATAAACTTAGATACAGCTCTACCAAGACTTTCATCATAATAAACCTTTTTAAATGCAGATCCTGCCAAAGGCAGATAGAAAAGCATTTGATCTAATTCCTCATCAAACTCTTCCATAACGTGAGTTATTTGATAATTCATAAACTCTTTGACCCTTTGAGCTTGTTCTTCGGCTAATGAATCGTATGCACCTATAACTTGTGTTTTTACAGGACCACCCGCAGGTAATAATTCTTTATAAGCTTGTGCTTGGAAGGTTGTAACGGCTTCTCCTAACAAAGGGTGAATTACACCACTAGCGCCAGCAAAAGGCTCTGATCTTTCTTCATCAAAGCGCATACCTAAATACTCTAGACCGTCTTTATATGTTTTTTCCCAATCTTCTCTTGAAGCTTTATCTTTTTCTATACCAGCAATTAGTTCGTTAGAGATATTTCTTAGATCTTGAGGATCTAAAACTTCAGCTAGGTTGCTATCAAAATCTGTATCTATTTCTTCAACCACAGTAGATTCAAGAATAGCGCTACCATCTTCTTGCATTTCAAAACCTTCAGTTCCAGACTCCATGATTGCCTCTATTGCTACTTTCATGTTTTCTTGACCAAGCGGTACTCGGTTTTCTTCATTAAGTACTGTTGGGTTTATATCTTTTTCTATTGCCATAATCCTAGTAGTATACTCTCCTTACTGGTGCTTTCTCTTTGTCTGAGTAGTCATCATCAAGGGAAACTAAACCACCCTCCCTAAATCTCATCAGAGCTTGCGTCATAGTATCACATAGGTCATCATTTTTACCAAAAGGAAAAGAAGCACACTCCTCTATCATTTCATCTGCAAATTTCTTTTCAGGTGCATACACCAAGCCAGATTCAAAAATAGGTGCAACTGAGTGCATTCTTGTAGATTTGTCATGTCCTCTAGTTGGTGAATAATTAACTACCGGTATGCCTAACCTTCTAAGTTCGTGTGTTAGGGGTGTTCCAGATGCTTTAGCTTCTATCAATACCATATCTGGTTCCCAGTATTGATATTCTTCATATGCTACTCGTTTTAACTCTGGAAAGTCCCAACGATCTTTTTGAGCATCTAGCAATATAATACTTTCAGGAGAATCAGGCGTAGGTCTAAATACACCCCACGTTGATATAGCAGAATAGTCTGCATTCTCTTTCTTACTAAAAGCAGTATCATAACTTTGAATGATATAACTAACTGGCGGTAAAACTTCACTTTCCCAAGCTTTCCACCACTCCCTTTTGACAATAGATCCCTCTTCAGATGTAGGAGTTTGCATCCATTGTGCATTCCATTTCTGTACCGGTAAAGATGCTTTAACCTTTTCTAGTTCATCCATAGACCAGAACTCAGGCCACAAAGCATTATTTGTTTCTGGGAATATAGCAGGAAACTCAACTACTTCCCATTGGTCAGCAGATGACTCTTTCTGGGAGTCTAATAACTTTGCGGTTAGATCTATAGAACTCCAACGAGTCATTACCAGTATGATAGCTCCACCTGGTTGCAAACGCTGTCTAGGTCCAGACGTGTACCATTCCCAACACGCCTCCATAGCAGTAGGACTAAGAGCGTCTTGTTCTGAATGTGGATCATCAATAATCAATAGATCCGCACCACGACCCGTAATTGCCCCTCCTACACCTGCGGCAAAGTACTCACCACCTTTGTCAGTTTCCCAACGACCTGCTGATTTAGAGTCTGCCTGTAAATTAACCTTTGGAAATATCTGTTTGTATTCGTCCGTATCCATCATGTTACGAACCTTACGACCAAATCGTACAGCTAGCTCTCCAGTATGCGTTGTTTGCATAATCTTACGCTTTGGCTGCTTACCCATAATCCAAGCAGGAAAGTAGGTAGAACAAAACTCAGACTTCGTATGTCTTGGCGGCATATTGATAATAAGCCTGTTGCACTTACCATTAGCAACATCCTCTAGCTTTTCTGCAAATATCCTATGATGACGACCACAAATAAACTCGGGCCACATATGATCAATAAAGTCTAAGAATGTTTCTTGGCAACCACTTTGTTTTTTTAATAACTCTAGACGTTCTTTCAGAACTAAGGTTTCTTTAATCTCTTGATCGGAAAGGTGAGCTAGGTTCAAAATCTTCTACCAAACTGTAAATTTAATTCAGGACTACGTTGGTTAGATAAATCTAATCCACCACTTAAATATCCACCTGAAGAAGGATTTTGATAACTATAATTTAATTTTAACGCAGCATTTTTTAAATTATCTACAACCGCTTTAGCTGACAATCTTTGATTATTTCCAAGATTTATATCATTTAAAGTATAACTAACATCCCCATACAAATCCCTACCTGGTTGTTTTGTTGCTCTAAATTCTAGAGGACCATCTTCGTACCTATAGTCTGCAAACGTATTAACATCACCCAATTCATTAAGCATACTTTGTATATCTACATTTCCATATGGAGATCTGTTAGCGTATTGAAATTTAACATTACCTTTAAAGTCTTCACTATCAGGTTTGTATCCAGAAAAATCAATATTGAATTGATCTCCTGAATAAATATCCTTGTTAAGTTTAGTGCCTTCTTTTGTCTTTCTTACATCTAATGGTAAGTTTAAATTTTGTAAAGCCTCATCAATTTTTGAAGTGCCATAAAAATCAAATAATTCTTTGGCTGTTCCTTTTGGATCCTCCGATTTTATAATTTCTTTTAAATTATTTTTGAATGGGAAATTAACATTTGAGACAAGACCAGTTCCAATAGTGTCTTTTAATGCAATACCTAAATCTTGAGTTTTTTTGTAAGATTCGTATAAATCTTCAAACCTTGTATCATCTATATAATCTTCAATAAATTGTTTTTTTACAACGTCATCAAATTGTTGTTTGATTTCTTCTTTTTTAGCTCTAGCTAGTTTTTCTTGTTCTTTTTTAGATATAGCAGGACCACCATCCTTAAATGCGTCTACGCCTTTGTTCTTCACTAGATCTCTTATTTGATCATCAATCTTAACGTAAGTACCATCAAGACCAAAATCTACTTCATCAAAGTTTTTAACGTATTTTTTAGGATCTTCACCTAGTTCTCTAATAATTCTAGCTATTTCACTTTCAGCTTCTTTGTAAGTAGTTTGTAATATGTCAGATTCTTTTCCACCTTCTTGTCCTAATCTTTTAGATGCAGAATCAAGATACATACCATCTTTGCCTTCTGTAACAGCTCTTAAAAAATTAGATCGTATTGGAAACTTTGTTGTAATAGTTCTTGTTCCTGCTGCATAAGGATCTATTGCATAACCATCTATTAAATTAGGATTAATCTTAGTAGCTCTTTTAAGTATGCCAAGACCGTTAGCAAGATCAAAAGTCTGGTCACTATTGTCCATCATTTCATTAAAGTATTTCAAAGCTCTTTCTTCAGGAGTACCTGGGCCATACTTCTGAATAATAGGTGTGACTCCATCTACAGGTGTTGTTTCCTTTAAAGTATAGAATATTTCATCTACGCTTTTATCAAGTGATTCGGTAAACGGTCTGCCTGTAGCTTGTTCTAAGTCTGCTTTAGTTAGAGTAAATCCACTAAAGTTACCAAAACTATTAGCAGGAATAAGATCAGCTATTTGCTTATCTATCTCTGCTAGTTCGTCACTTACTCTCAAATAAGAAGGTGAGTTAGGTGTTAACCCAGATGCCTTCAATTCGTTTTGCATTCTAAATTTATCTTGAGCTAACTTATTAACTTTAGGTACGTTCTGGTTGTATTCATTTAAACTTTTCTTTAAAGAGGCTATTTTTTCTGGATCTACATAAGGGCTTGTTGGAAATCGCAAAGTAGCTTCATTATTTACAATAGATAACTTTTCAAAATCATCTGGTTTAAAACTGCTTTTATATTGTTTTAAGGTATCTATATCGCTTTTTGCAGATTGTTTACCTACTCTATTTTCAAGACTTTTAACAATTTGCGATTTTGGATTTTCTAATTGTTCAAATAATTTTTCTTTTAACTCTTTACCTGTTTTTAATCCAGGAAATTGTCTTACTGTCTGTAAAATATATTTAGACATGCTGACCCCATGAACACTTTGTCTTGGTAACATTTTTTCATTAATATCTTTAAAAACCTTAGACCCTCTAAGATAATTTAATTTTTCAACTAATTTTTCTTGTTGTTTTTTACCAAGCTCTTCTGCGTAATCAGATTGGATTCTCGCTACGTTTAATAAATTATCACCACCTACAAAATCTTTTATTTCATCTACGCCCGTTCTGCCAGTAAGAGCAATATCATCTAAATCTAAATCAGCAATACTATCAAAAACATAATTATCCCTATGATCGTCAATACTTCTGTAATGATCAAATTGTGTTTTTCTATCTAAACCTCTTATGTGGTAAGTATTTTCTTTAACAGAAGAAATGCCTATACCTGATGCAGTTACCTGATCGGTAAATTGATTATTATTTACACGTCTTCTGCTTAAAGCTCCTTGTTGATTAGAATTAATATAGTTAGCTAATCTTTGTCGGGTAATCTTGCCTTGAGGGTTTCTTATCTCAAGTTCACTCATCAACTTAGGATGCACTTCACCTGTTTCATCAATTACATTAAGCAATCGTAGTTCTCCATCAGGAACTCCGCTATCTTGCATTTTTTTAATAAAAGCTACAGCCTTACCTTGATTGGGTAGTTTCTTGTTTGTATTTACAAACTTAGCGGCTTTTGATGTTAATCCTTTGTTCGTTAAAACCTGACCAGCACCTTCTATTTGTTTGTTATCAAACATAGTACCTGG